ATAATAACATCAACTTGTCCTCCAGTTCCTGTTCCAACACCAGTAATACTATCAACACTAATCTTACCGAATGTGTATCCAGTTCCACCAGATGTCACAGTTGTGGAGATAATTTTACCACCATCAACAACAACCGAAACTCTACCACCAGTTCCGTCACCATTAATCGCAACGTTATCATAAGTTCCGTTGTTGTAACCAGAACCTGCAGCGTTGATAACAACAGTGTCAATTTCACCAGCAACTGCGTTTGTTTTTACCGCATCATTGGTAAAGACAGGCATGTAGTCATTGGAGAAGAATTTAAGCACAGAAGCAACTGGAATAGTATACATATACTTCCAACGATAGGAATCACCAGTAGTGATAATAGAAGTAGACGTTCCAGTGGGTTCAACAGTCGAAGGTTTTCCGTTAGGGTCGCTAGGAGATGTTCCATTATAGATGCACTTATATACTTGATACTGAGAGTTTACAACGTAAAAATCAGAATCGTATAATTTAGTTGCACCAGAAGCAGCAGTTTTACTAGGAGAGTAATCATGACGATACATGTCATAGGTGAAACCTAATCCACCAGTGGTTTCCTCAGGTGAAACCCAGTCGATTCTACGACAAACTTGTACAGTATCCGATGCTAGAACTCTCTTCAGAGAGATCATGTCGTCATACGAACCTGAGAATTCGGAAAATGAGTCCACTGCCTGTGGCGGTGAGTTTTCATTATCCCATGTTTGAGGTCTACCTATAAACAGGTAGATCCTGTCTCTGTTTGCTCCTGCTACTGCATCGCTTTGCGTTGCATCAGGACCTTCCAAAGATTTAATGAATTTCTTCGCTGAGAATATTCTAAATTGATCAGTTAATAGAGCTGCCATTTCCTAGTGACTACTGTCCTCCTGTTTATTTATGAAGGTTACGAGCGAACAATCGTTTGATAATCAATACTCTTGATTCTGTACGTTGCTCCACCGTTACCTACGAGATTCTCACCACCAAGAATCGCTTGTACAACTGCACCCGATCCAGTGGAATCTCCACCAGCATTTGTAAATGTAGTTGTAGGGTGATAGTTATATGAACTATCTACACTTTGTGGAATACCATATCCACCATTAGTAATACTTAGAGAAGCAACTTGGTCACCCGCAGTGGTCATGGTAACTGTTGCAGTTGCTTGTATATCACCTAAGTTTTCAATAGCTACAGTTGGTGTTCCTGTATAGTTGGTGCCTGGATTCTGAACAATGAAATCCACAATCGTTCCATCTTGAGAGAATTCATATAATAATCCTCCAATACCAACATTTATATTACCTGTATTAAATGGAACTATGTCTTTAACTTGTAAAAGACTCTGTGATGCATCCCAAGATACTACAGTTCCTCTTACTTGTGATACAGAACCTAATACTACTTCGTTAACACTAAAGTTCTGTCCATTTCCTACATTAGGATCTAAGTAAATATTTAATATTGCAGGATGTTCTACACCATCTGTAAGTGTACCTGCAGTGTCAACAGTTGCAAACTTAAATGGTAAACTAGCATCTTTTACTCTATCACCAACAGCAAATAGAGTTGTGTTAGTTCCACCTTGAGTTTCCTCAATACCATATAATGAATTATATAAACCACCATCAAGATTAATCTGACCATCATAATCTGTTCCAGTATTTACCAAGTCAGCAATACCATCACCTGCACCTTCATTTTCAGCAATATCTTGGAAAGATCTATCTGAAAATATTTGGATTGGAACTGTTAATAATGTAATATTACTACCAACAGTATTTAACACAACATGAGGATCAAATCCTGATGGTGCACTTGCTGCAGTTCCTCCATCAAATTGAACAATAGCGTCCTCAGTTGAAGGAATACCACCATCAATAAATGCAAGTTCATCAACTTCAAAAGTAACTAATAGTTCTCTTGTTGATGGATCCCAATCATAAACTCTTGCAATTTTATTATTAGCACTTTCAACAGCACGAATTGCAATATCACCAACATTAAATTTATATGTTGATAAACCATTAGAATCATTTTGACCTGCGTCTAAAATGACTCTCTGATCATAATTAAAGTTCACACCTCTAGTTAAACCAGAGAATTTACCTGCAGTCTTAGCAGTGTACGATATTGTTTCTTTATTTAATATAATTTGACCAGAACCAGGATATGCATCTGTAGAATCTACAAATATTTCTGTGTCACCAGCACCAACATCTTTAACAACACCAGTTAAGTATATAACTGAAGAGTTAAATGACTGTCTAGCATCTGACTTTCTTTTTAAATTAACTAATTTAGTAAAGATAATATTAGGAGCAGAAGTATATCCTTTACCTGGTTCTATTACATTAATACCAGTAATCTTACCTTGATCAACAGTTGCTTCTGCTCTTGCACCAATACCGCCTCCACCTGTAATTAATATGAAAGGAGGTTCTTGATAAAATTCTCCTTGATCTACAACATTAATAGAAGTAACTTCACCTAGAGTATCAATTTCTGCAGCACCTTGTGCTCCTTGTCCCCCACCACCTTCAAATATAAGAGTAGGAGGTGTAGCATAGTTTCTACCTTGATTTAATAATGATAAACCTGTGACTGTTTGAACAGTCGGAGATGCAGTAGCTCCAGTTCCTTGTCCTCCTAAAATTTTTGCTGTAGCAGGACCAAAGAAGTTATCGCCTTTCTTAGTCATTCTGACATAAGAAACAGTTCCACTATCACTTAATATTACCTCTCCTTCTGCCTCTGATGGGAATATATCAACTTCTGTAGGAGGTGTATCACCTTCAAATAAAGGAACTCCATAGAAACGATCTGCAATAGCATAAGGATAAACAGGATTACCACTACTATCCTCTGTCATAAAGTATGCATATGTTCCATTTGGATATTCTGGAGTAGGAGCAAACTTACCATTATAAGCATCTAAAGTTCCTACAGATGTATCATAAATGTAATCATTTACTAGATCTCCTAGTACATAACCATCATTAACTATTCTAATTCCATATCCAGTTCCACTATATGAGAACAAATATAATATATTAGGAGCATTTACAGGGATTGTAAATCTAATTTCTCTTGTTGTAGCACCATTGAAACTAGAAATGTATGTCTGATATGTTGTTTCAGAACCATCGATATAATATTTTATACCGTTACCATTAGTTACAGGACCGTCGTATAGATCATTTGTATTACCAACAATTATTGGATTTGATGTATGCCATCCATCTTCTTGTGGTGAAACTAATAATGTAAAACCATCATTTGATGAATCGTTTTGATTGAAAATATATGTTTTTCCTCTTTCAAGATTTAAGAATGAGGGTGATGTGCCACTGTATACAAACTTACCACCTACAACTGTTATATTGTAAGTTACATTAGATACTGTATTAACTTGAGGACGATTACCTTGTAATTCAAGAGTAGTTCTTAGACGATATGAAGATACTTCTCTAGCAACTGCACCACTAGAATTATATCCATAAGGTCCGTAAATTGGATATCCATCAAATGACATACCCAAGATTTTTGAATGACCATCTACATGACGAGAACGATCGATAGTATTTGGATCATTTGAATCAGATTGATAATAATTTTCTAAGTAATAGTTATTTGTAAATACATGGTCTTCTAACTCAGGATCCAAATACATATATCCTTCATGTCCCTCTTTACCAGACATGTCAGGATGATGTTTGCAGAAATAATATATAAATCCATTTTCATCAGCATTCATCAAGAAGATTGGTGCAAATTCATTTTCATAATCAGCAGCTGATGCTTGACTTACACCTGTGCTGTTATAATAAAGAGTACCTGGCGATGCATTATGAACACCATCTGCTGTAGTGCTAAACTGCATTGCATGACCTTGAGGATGTGCTTCTGATACTCCATTAGAACTATCAGACTGATTCCATATAATTAGATAATTTCTCTGAACTTTAATTCCTTCTGGAGCAAAATAATATTGACCAGGAACAAAAGGACCAAATTCATCTGCATCTGTTCCAAAATCAATATAAAAAATACCATTTGGTAATGCTTGAGGATCTTCACTAATGGTAAAATTAAATCCATTAGATCCTAAAACTTTATCTCCGTTTGCAAAAGATGCACCAGTACTAACACTTCTCAAGTATAGGTGTGTGATATTGTTTTGATTATCTCTGACAATCTTTGCTACTTCTGCTCTTGCTGTTCCAGATATTTCATCAACAATTCTACCAACTTCAACAGAACCTAAAGTTTCATCAACTTGATTTACAGCAATAAAAATATTATCAAATTCTACTTTAATATTCCAAGTAAATACTTGAATTTGACCCCATTCAAATACACCATTAGTAATAGCAAATTCATCTGTAATTTTACTTGATTGATAAAAGTATGTGTTATTATCAATTACAGCATCATAAGCATTTGTATTTTTTACATAATCATATTTTACTGTATCAATGCCAAAACCAGCTGGTGGATTTCCATCTGCACCAAACTCAGGAGTATGTAATAAACCACCATTTGCCATAATACCAATGGCTTTATCAACTTGAATCTGTCTAGTACCTGGATTAGGAACGTCTTTTCCACCACGATATATGAATGTTTGATCAAAAGATCTATCTCCAATTAATGCATTACCACCAGGTTGTCTTTCAACATCAATACCTGTATGCATTGAAGGTTTAGGATGATTATCAGATTGTATTCTTAATCTATCAATTATATTACCTGCATTACTGGTAGAAAATACACCAGTTGTAGGTGAATTAGGATGACCTTGCCAAATTCTGTTAATATCAAAAGAAGTAATTACACTTGGAGTTTCTTGTAGAGGTGTAATTTTTAATCTTAAAGGATCGTATCCTCTACCTCTGTTTAATACTCTGACATGAATAATTTGTCCAGAGTCTGTATCAATAATAGGATATAATAACGCTTCTACATCAGGTGTCCCACAACCAGTTACTGTAAGACGTGGTGGATCTGTAGGAATATATCCAGATCCTCCATTCGTAACCTTTACTGCACGAACACCAAAAATTTCATCGAATATTGGTTCGATTACAGCACCAGTACCAGGAACAGTTCTTGCCATTTATTAACTTACAATGTTGATTTGACCTTGCATTGCTGCATGAATTGTACACTGATAATACAGTGTAGCAGGTGCATCCATAGGAACGGTAAAGTATAAAACAGCAGTTCCACTACCAGATTGACCTGTAGTGTATGGAGTACCTGATAATCCTTGAGTAGATTGAATTCTAAAAGGATGATTACCACCAGTGTTATTATCAAAAGCGTATGTCATACCTCTCATTAGATAGAGAGTAGGATCATTTGTTGAAGTTGCAAAACCAGGACCAGTGAATGTATAATCAGCATTACCATTTGCATCTATTTCCCACCATGTAATAGGACTACGAGTAGGAATCCAGTTAGTTCCATTCCAGAATAAAGAGTCACCTTGAGCAATACCAGTTACGTTTGTATCTGTTAAAGCTGCAAATGTAGTTGTTAGAGATCCACTGAAGTTAATAGTTACAGTATCACCAGAAATAGCTGTTGTAATATTTGTTCCACCAGCTATGGTTAATGTGTCAGTTTGTGAATTTGCAGTCGTAGATCCTGTATCAGCACCAACTGTTTGGAAAACGTTGATGGAACTTACACCTGCATTATCATCACCAGGTACCCAATTTGTTCCATTCCATTTTAAAACTTGGTTAGATGTTGGTGCAGTAGTGGTAACATCGACATTAGAAAGATCACCAATTCCAGTATATTGAGTTAATAAAAATGCTCTTGTATCACCAACACCGCCAGTTGCAATATTAATATTGACATATGGTTTGTCATCACCATCTACAGTGAAAAAGTAACCAGGATATGTCGCTGCAGCAGGTGCAGCAGCTAGTGAAGAATATTCATTTTTATATGAAATCTTAGTTGGGAAAGCAATAGTTCCTGTTGCACCATCAAAAATACTTGTTACACCGCCTGCAGCGAGAGTAATGTCTCCAGTTCCATTTGCAGCTACTGCAATATTACCATTAGATGAAGAAACAATAGAGTTTCCATTAACATCTAATGCAGATGTCAAGTTAGAGTAATCACTAGCAGCAAACTGCGAACCATTATATCTTAAGACTTGTCCAGTAGCAGGGTTAGTGGTATTGACTTGTAAAGTGCTACCATTACCTAACGCTGAATAAATCTCGTTAAAATTATCGTTAATCTTGTCACCACCAGCTCTCAGGGTATCACCTGTGTTATCATTAGCTGATGTTCCAAGACCTAGGGTTTGTTTAGCCATTTCTTGCTACAATTTTTAGTTATTTATGGGGTTTCGGGGTCTACTAACTCTTCACCGTATAGTGAAAGGTCAGGAGCAGTCCAATCATCAGGAACAGAAGTTTCTACTGCAATGGTAGGATTCTGATATCCAGATCCAGCATTACTAATTTCAACACCTGCTACACCAACCAATGCACGAATATTACCATCGAAACCAGAGATGGAGTCAATTCTAACAGTTGGACGTGAGGTGTAACCAGATCCACCACCTGTTACCTGTACTTTGTCAATAAATCCTGTTGTTAGAACTGCTTGACCTTGAGCACCTTGTCCAAAGATAGATCCAAGATAGTCAAATGTAATAAGTGAATTGGAAGATTCAATAACAGCAACTTCTCTGTCATCTGTTTCACCTTGTATGTCAATAAAGTCTCCAATTTCAATAGGAGGAACAACTTCAGCAGCATCAACGTCCGCTTCAGAACCAACATAAGAGAAGGCAACAAATGTAGATCCAAATCTAGGTATCTCAGAGAAGATAATTCTAGAACCAACAATTTCAAAACCAACGCCTGCTTCTTGAATAACACCATTAAGAGAAACAATGATATTATTCTCAGGTCTAGTAACACTAGATTGAACACCTTCTGTAAGAGTTAGTGAGTAGAATACATCATTACGTTTCAAGTTGAATGACTGTCTCAATGAGTCAAACTCGAATGAGATATCATCTAACTGTCTAAGTTTACCAATATAGAATCCAGTAAATGATGCTCCAAGATCAGGTGCTTCAGTAAATTGAATAATATCAGAGAACGCAGTAAATGCATTATTAGCACCAGGTGGTTGTAAAATACCATTGATAAAGATCAACATGTGACCTGCAGGATCTGGGAAGTATGGAGTTCCATTCGCAGTGGTAAGTTTAAAGTTAGTTTGAGTTCCATCAAAACCTCTGAAGGAACGTTTAACTCTTGCCTTAAGTTCTACGTTATTAGTGATAGCAGATTTGTAACCATCAACTCCTATGATTCCATCTCTAGAATTCCATGTTCCTGTAATTCCACTGAGATATAATCTCTTATTAACACCGATTGTACGGATATCTTGGATTCTTGCTGCAGCAGCACCTGCTGTTGTAACAGTAGTTAAAATACTTGCATATCCACTAGGAATATCACTAATAGCAGCACCATAATCACCTACAATATCACCATTACCAAATGTTCCTTGTGCAACACTTACATATATGAAGTTACTACCTAAGTCAACCTCAGTGATAATGCAGTATTGTGCAGGATCTGCAACTGCATTAACAACCTTATAAAGTCTATTTCCTACAGTGAATGTTTGATATCCACCTATGATTTGTATACCAAATCTAACATGACCAGAAGAGGCAATTTGATCACCAACTTTAATATCTAATCCAGCATATTTAACAACATCAAAGTATCTTCTAGAACTTGTAGGATAAACAACAGAGTTGACCTCAAATGTTCCTATGAGTGATGCAGTATCAACAGTTAACGAACCACCTGTATTATCAGTGATTGCTGCTTGTGTTTTAAAGT